AGCTTGACGAGCAGAGGCATATTGTGAGGACTCCTGTGATTTATAAGTGTTTATTTGCTGATCAATCATTTTTCCAAATTGATCAGGTCTGTAAGTACTACTAAGTTCTTTTGCAGCAGCTGCCTTGTTTAATGCAGCTTGTGTATAAGCTTGTTCTTGTTGCGCAGCTTGAGAATTTGCTTGTTGATTTTTAAGTTGTATATCTGCTGCCGAATTTTGAACGGCAAGCATAGTTTGAGCGCCTTGAATAGCGCTATTTAATCCTGGACTAGCAGTATTTTCCATTTTTGGAGGTGCGACTGCTGATGCAGCGCTACCTGTTGGTGTTGATGCTCCGCCTTGCATATAAGCAAGCATCGGATTTAATCCGGCTGCTTGCATATCTTTAACTGCCCGTTGATAAGCAGTGTTGCTCATATCTCGCTGAAATTCCATCTGCGCAGAAGATTGTTGAGCATTGAATTGATTAGACATATTTGCTATGTCTAAGTTCATTTGATTTGCATCTTTCTGTCCTTGATAAGCAGAAAATGCAGACATGCCCATACCAGCCATTGCTAAGGGTACATTTCCAGTCATTGCGCCGGTCACTGTCATAACAGGACCAGCGATAGAGGTTAAGCCATCGAACATTCCCATGATTAGAAGTGATCGATAAGTCCGGGTACAGAGTACATAGGCATAGGACGAGCTTTCTTAACATCAAAGAAAGCATCAAAGATGAATTGTTGTCCGTTTGCAGCAGAACCCACCGCGACTATACGCGATACAGGTGGCGTATCTTTAATAAACGTATCGTTAAGTGTCGGAAGCGCAGTAAATTTTTGCGCTAAATGCCATCCGTCTATAGTTCCGGCAGCAGTACTGCGGAACAAAGAACTAATACGAGAAGGATAATAACGATATTCTGCCCAACGTTCTTGATATCCGAAGACATCGTTGTCGGTGGATGTTCCTGTAACATAAATTTCCTTATTGAGGACGGCTTGTTCGCCTAAGGTTGCAAAAGCTGGGAAGTAGAAATCATAACGTGTGGAACGACTCCACATTCTTGATAGACCCTGTTGATAAGTTAAATCAGCACGAATTGATACTAAACCAATAATTACGCCATGCTCAGTAAACGATTGAGTAAAACCATGATTGTGAGCCAAGGAAGTACCCATAGCAGCAAGGTTGCCCATAGGGGTAGATCCGCCAGTAACGCCTGTAGCTGATGTTTGAGCGATTGGGTTGATATTGATAGGTGTCGAACCTCCACCAATATATTCAGGACGTTGTAAGCGAGCATCAGGGCTAATAACGCCGAAATGGCTACGGATAATTTCAGTGTAGCGAGTACCTCCGCGAGCATCTCTTTCAAGTAACTTTTGAATTTGAAATGATTGACGGATTTGGTTAATTGTTGCGGCAGTTGCAGTAGATAAATCAGCATATAGTTGTGTCGCAGTTCCATTAGGTCCAAAGCTTAAAGGTTCATTATTAGTAAATGGTGCATTTGGTCCTAATAATGTGCCTGATCCGCCTGTAGCTTGTATTTGTCGTGTGTTTCCACTTGACATTCCATACATATTAATTTGACTACCAGTGGATTTAATTTGAGCAGTTGATCCTAAAGGTAGTGTTACTGATGCGCCTTTTTGAGGCCATGGAAGAGCAGATGTGAAATAGTCTTTCCGTTTACCACGGCGCAAGAGGGTATAGTTGCTAACAGTATCGGGACCATCACCAGTATCGACAGTAACCGAGTTTTGTAAGTTTTCATCTCTAAACCATTCGTTATAGATTAGATTGTAAGCACGTGGCCAAAATGCACAGTGACTTACAGTTTGTCCGGCAGCTACCTGCCCGACAGTTGGCAAGCCCATATAGTCTTGCAGTGAACCAACCGCATATCCGCCCGCTGGGCTTACTTGTTGAGGAACAACATAAGAAATCGAATCTCCCGGATTCGCTTGTTGTCCCATAAATTTTTGCCAATTTGACCAAATTAGGCGATTAGGTACGAAGAAGAAGAATGAGTCCATTACCATGTTATCCATAATTGGATATAGTGGTGTAGCTAAACGCGAAAACGCGGTCATGTTTAGCTTAAATGTGTCCCCGGGTAATACTTCGTCTACATATACAGGAACTAGATATCCAGCATCAAAAGTGGTTTTGTGTGTCGATTGACAATCGAACGATGAGCGGGGAATATCCGCTTTTGGAATCATTGTAAATTGATGAACATTTACCGATTTATTACGATGCATGAGTGCAAGCTCCTGAGTTTGTTGGGCGAGAAATGTTGCCATTTCTCTGCCCTTAGTTTAAATACTTATTGTTTTATTGCAATATCTTGAGCCCTAGTAATAACCCTAGGTGCTTCAAGAGGTGTGTAGATAGCAGTTTCATCATCCCATTGTCCAATTTCATATAAATCGTAATCTTCAGGATGATTCTGTAATTCGGAGTCTTTACGATTAACTTCGTCAGTAAATGAACGAATAGCGACTCCAACAGTAGGTACATAGATAGGTCTGTTATAAGCATTAACAGCACGGTCTTTTACAGCACATACGGCATATTTCATGAGGATTTCCTTTAAGTGAGGGTACGTTTTAAAAGTGATAGTCTTGATTCTAAGATTTGTCGCTTCGCATCCAATCTTTTTGGATCTTGATTATCAGGATTTAGTTTAGCATTTTTTTCTCTTGTGTAAAGTATTTCATCATATTCATATGGATTTGATTTTTTATACATTTTGTCATAAGCCTTGGGAGGCTTCATTTTTTTTCCACGAACTACCACATAGTCGTGAGGGTATACATCACTTTTATATTTTTTGAGCCAGTCGGCTCCAATGCCGGGCTTTAAAGACATTTTATTGAATTCAGGTACTCTTTTAATAATTTCGCCTGATTCAGGGTCAGTAATCTCATAAACTGAGTTCCAAGGTTTACCAGTTTGGGGATTTATTTTATCGCTTGATTGTTTTTGCATAATGTATCTAGCAACGTATGCAGCAGACTCAAAGGTAACGTTTCCAACGGAGGAATGACCAAATGGCCACAGTTTTTCAAGGTCTTGGGATCTATATAAGATAGAACCAGAGGCAGTCCTTTTGAAGTATTTTTTATCATGAAAATCGTGTCCGAAGATACAGGCATGCCAGTGTGGTCTGCCATACTTTTCGCCGTATTCTCCAGCCATGTAGTAACGTATTTTTGCATTTCCGAGTGATTTTCTAAGTCGTTTAATGAATCTTTGAAAGTCGTCATAATGTAACGATTTATCGCTTGAGAGATGTGTATTGTCATAAGTGAGGGTTATAAAGCAATTATTTTCATGTAATTGGGCTTCGTGCATAACACGCATTGCCCATTGTCTTGATCGTTCTAGACGGCATCCAACGCATTGCCCACAAGGCAAGTTTAAGGATCGAACGATATCATGTTTTCGAATTTCATCGAAAACAATAGATTTGTCAAAGCATTGAAATGCTTTGAGAGGTTTAACACAGGACATGTGAGGTGTCCGGAGGCTTTATTAGAGCCTCCAGCCTCCACGTTGTGGGGCTTTTTGCATATTTGCAGATTTAGTACGCTTCGCGTGATGACGGAAAGTCCTAGCGGACTTTGATTTACGAACCATTTTTCTATGTAAAGTCTTCATTTTTGTCCTGTGGTTGATTTTAGTTTAGCGGTTTGGTGTCACCTAGCACAGTTACATCTAGTAGGGTAACTGTGCTCGGCTTACGCCGACTCCGTTGGAGTAGGTGTTTTTTCTTCAACAATTGGAGCTTCCAATGTTGATTTAGGCTCTACTAAGCCTAATTTTTCCGCTTCTGAGCGGTTTTCCTCGTTCTCAAGGAACTCGATTAGATTAGCTGGCTCGTTATCAAAGCGAGCGCGTATATTGGCTGGTAACGACATAAACTCTTCATCGGCAGCCATAACCCTGTCTAATGCCGTTTTGTAGTCGCTAATGCCAGTAAAATCGCCATATTTAGGCGATAGTGTTGATTCAGGTAATTGACCTGTAATGTTGAATTGACGAAGAATATTATTAATGTCACATTCGTCTTTAAATTGCTGCTGAGCCAGAGATGGCTCCTCACAAGCCACCCCTGACTCATTTGACGCAGCAATCGTGTCATAGTTATATGGTGTACGTAAAAATGGGGCTTTGATTGTAGCCATTTTTTAATTTCCTATATGTGGAGCATAATTGCTCAGGTTATCGGGAAGTTGTGGTGATTTAAAATTCTTTATGAAATCAAGGAGTCCTGAGGATCCTTGTTGCAATACATTGTATGTGAGCCCTGAATTTGGGGCTCTTCCTTTGTCATAAAGATTGCTAAGAGAATGAGCTTGACGAGCAGAGGCATATTGTGAGGACTCCTGTGATTTATAAGTATTTATTTGCTGATCAATCATTTTTCCAAATTGATCAGGTCTGTAAGTACTACTAAGTTCTTTTGCAGCAGCTGCCTTGTTTAATGCAGCTTGTGTATAAGCTTGTTCTTGTTGCGCAGCTTGAGAA